TCAGTCGCACCCAATCTGGACCCAGTAGGATCCCCAGTTAGCCCCAACTCCCGGTTCGTTCTCGAAGGTTGACAAGTGATCCTGCGTGCAGCGATATATCCCGGTTTGGTGGGTAACACATTGATTCACGAGGTAATGATTCCCTACTGCCCACCCCGGTGCGGACGGGGTACTGCCATTGGTGATAGTATAAGTAGTCAGCGGATACGGCCTCATTACAGACCAGTAGTACGTCCAGTTGGCGCCCACGCCGGGTTCGGTTGTTGGATCGGAAGTATGTCCGCTGATCGCCTGATAAATAATGCCATTGTGAACAACCTCGGCCCAGTTTTCGCTTTCCCACCCCTCATACCAAACCCCGGGCCGCCAGGCCGGAATCGCATCCGGAAGGACAATATGCATCTTCATACAATCAATCGGTACGGTTTCCGAACGTGCCGTCCATGAGTCCAAAAAAGCAAGCGGATAATTATTTGCATCCTGGAGTGTAATATCCATATTCATCTTGGGTGGCGGGGATGATGCAAGGTAAAATCGGATCATCAATTTCGTTGCGTACAGCCGCTCTTCTACATATTCATCGGTGTCACTCTGGCACTCGGCTTCAGAATCATAAAACCGTTTCTGGATCGGGGAGACGGTATAACAGACCCACCAATTACAGGTTCCGTAATACGCTTGACTTCCGACTGGACCGGCTGATAGATAATGGGTTCCATTCAGCATCGAATCCGAATACCCCACCAATTTCCACCATCGACTCGGATAGGATTGGTACTGGCAGAACCCGCTTTTGCCGCTGGTAAAGTTCTGGACGAGCAGCCGGATCAAATCCGGGACCTGCCCGATGCAGAACTCACAAGGCGTGCAGCATCCCCCCATCATTTCGTCAAAAGAAGCATAATCGGCAAACTCGATCACTGGAGAGAGCTTCCCGTCGATGATCTTGTCGCAGCCGTATAATGGTCCCGGGCAGGAATCGCCAGTGCCTGCGGTCAGCACCGGGAACCTGACTCCGGATTGTTTTTTCACGCATCCGGCCAACTCCTGAGCTGGATTGCAGGGATTAGTCCAATACGGGACCAGGCCCCCGGAAACGTTTTTATAGCAGCCGACGAAGGGATACATGATTTAGCTCGTACAGATGGAAACCGGGATGTTGGTCATGGTGATGGCCACCCAGATCCCGCTGACCTTCTGGGCCCAGACGGAAGAGAGACGATAATTGTCCAATTGCGATGCCGGATGGCAAAGGATTTGTACCGATCCATAGGGTCCATCCACCCAAAACCATCCTTGCCCGAGGATCTTGTGCGTGCCCTGCATGGGATTTTGGGAAAGGTCGGTCAGGAGGAAGCATTCGGGCTTGTCGCCGCCGCGGCCTCCAAACCGTACCACGGCCCACTTAACGCCTGTTCCAGCTTCCTTCCAGAGGATGCAGCAGGGGCCGCTTTCGGCACTGGCCAGGTAGGTCATTTCCTCATGGATGACGTCTGCATACGAATGGTATTCATTGGTAACATTGATTTGTACCGGGCAGGTGCCGCTGCACCAGGCGGCCCCGATGGTGCCGTTAGGGATGGGAGTGGCGCAGATGACGAATCGGCCTTCCCTGTGGTTCCACAAGTTGGGGGTATTTCCCCTTAAAACCACCTCATGCTGAAAGGCCTGCAAAGCATCCTGGGGATCAAAAACCACCCCATCGATACCCAGGATCTGGAAGCGGGCTACATCGGTGCCGCTATTGTTTTTGATCTTGACCCTTTCGGAAGCAGTCCCTCCGCCGGGTGGCGCTGCCACGTTGTGTTGCCTGCTTCGGAAGTCCAGGGCGGCCTCCACAAAGGCATTGTAGGCCGTTGCGGGGATTCGCAGCGGCTCGCCGCTATGGACTTTGTTGAGGGTTTGCGACATGGCAACTCCTATACATGCAGATCCGAAAAATCCCCAACCGGATAGACCTGTTCGATATGGACACTGTGGGGGCGTTTGATCAGCGAATAGGCATCATTATCGACGCCATCCAGGTACTGGACCCACAGGTATTCCCATCCCTTCTTGGCGATGCCGGTGATGTCCCCGATGGTAATCCCCGTCAGATTGGGACTGGCGGCGAACCGGTAGGTGATCTCCCAGTCGCCGCCGGCCCGCATGGAGCCGGCAGCGCCCAGGAACAGCACCTCTCCGGCCGCATAGCCGTTCCAGGAATCGTTGTTGACCCTGCCGGTCAAGTAAAACAGGGTCTGCTTGTAGGCGTCATCCACCTGGGAGTTGGACTCATAGTTGACCTCGCTGAAGTTGTAGATTGGGATCACGATATCCACGCCATCGACGCTGTTTTGGGAAACCCCGATGGCGCCCAGGAAGTTGGGAGGGGCATAGCCGGGCCTGCCGTACCGCTGGACGGTTGCCAGCGATTGGGTAATATGCTGGCTGCCGCCTCCGGTGTCGAACTGGTAGACCTTGATACCGGTCGCCTGTCGAGTGGGGCGCTGGTACTGGGCCTCCCCATACCACAGTTTGGGACCGACTGGAATAACCTTGTATTTCAGACGCGGCAGGCCGTCAAACAGGACAGGCGCTTCCGCTTCCAGGCCGGACAGGGCCTCTTCATGCTCCTCGGCGTTCTTGATGACATAGCGCAGGATCGCCCGAGGGCTGTCTCCCCGCTCGATATCCCTGGACTCAAATCGTTCCTCGACTGTAACCGTCATCTTGGCTCCTATGTAAACGTTGCCCCCTCTTCCGCATTTCGGGCGATGGTTTCGGTGTTTCGGGCGATGGCGGCGGTGTTGTCGGCGATCTTCTGGGTGATCCCGCCTGCCCCCAGGCCGGACAGGGCGGCGGCCGAAAACGTTCCTACGGAGCTGGCCGAGGCCATGTCCAGGGCCGCGCCTGCCATGCCCATGGCCCCCCGCAGCCGGGAGGCCCGTTCTTGCTGTTTGTCCTGCTCGGCTTTTTCGTCGGCCTGCTGCCCGGCCTTCTGGATTGCGTTTTTGAGATCTTCCTTGGCTTGGGCCAGCTCCTGGGCAATACTCTCTAATTCCTGATTGAGGGATTCTTCCAGGCCCTCTCTCCGCTGCCTGTCGGCGTCCGTGATCTCTCGCAGGCGGTCCTCGTGGTCCTGCCGGGCGGCATCCCGCATCTCCTGGCGTCTCTGCTCGACTTGTTTTTGTCGGGCCTCCAGATCCTGATTGATTTGGTCCATGCCTTCGTGGAAGCCCTCCTGCATCTGCCGCATGAACTCTTGGCTGTCCCAGTTTTCATCCATCAGGGACATCATCCAGTTGTAGACCTTGGCCAGGGCCATAGCCGTACCCTCAATGGCCTTCTTCCACCAGGAGACAAAGACGTTCGATGCCTTCACGGCTGCCGCTGACGCTTCTATGACCCCAACGACAATGGCGTTCTGGACAAACTCCCAGGCCGCTAAGGCTCCATAGAAGGCCCCATATGCCGTTTTGAGGAAGAAGGTCTTAAATTCCAGCCATTTGGTTTCTAAAAACGCCACGCCCTTGGCCCATTGTTCCTTGACGGCCAGCCAGGCGATCTTGGCCGCCAGGCCCAGGTCTCCGCTGGCATAGGCCGCCACGATCCCGCCCCAGGCGGCCAGGGCATCGGTTTTCAGGTCCAGGAATTTCTTCTGGAGGGCACGGAGGGCCTTTTGGCCGACCCCGCTGGTGACGACAAAGGCCGTGCCTAAGGCCGCCACCAGGACAGCCAGGAGCGTAAAGGGAGTTAAGAGGGCCAGGAGAATGGTCTTTATTCCTTTACATACACCAACAACGGCCCCTAAGACCGTCCGCAGGGTACTGAGGCCAAAGGCGATCAGTTTCAATGTCAGGCCCAGGCCGATCAGGGCCGTCCCTGCAACCAGCAGGGACGCGGCAAAGGCGCCCAGGACCACCACCAGCGCCCGGTGTTTGTCCGCCAACTCGGTGATTTTATTGCTGATGACGGCAAACAAGTCGGCTGCAATTGACAGGGGCTTCGACAGGGACCTTCCGATGGCCAGCCCTATGCCCTCCACCGCCGACCACATCCGCCGCAGGGCACCGCCCAGGCCGCTGTCCATGATCTTGGCCGTACGCTGGGCCGTGCCGGCGGCCTTGTCAATGGCCTCGATCAGCCTAATAAAAGTCTCGGTGGTCAGTTTGGAGCCCCCGGCAATGGCCCGCAGGCCGAAGATCTCATTGAAGATGCCGAGTTTTTCCACATCGCCCATGCCTTCGGTCGCCTTGCCCAGGTCAGCCATAATGTCGGCCAGGTTGCGGAAGTCCCCATTGGCATTGGAGACGGTCACACCCAACTGCTTGAGCTTGGTGCGGATGGAACTATCGGTCATCCGCAGCATGATGTTCTTGAGCGTCGTGCCCGCCATGGACCCCTTGATGCCCAGGTTGGCCAGGATGCCCAGGGATTTGGAGGCGTCCTCCAGAGACAGGCCAAACATGTCGGCGATCGGGGCGGTGTATTTCATGGACTCCCCCAGATCCGACAGCGTCTGGGCGGAGGCATTGGCCGTGGCCGTCAGGACATCAACTACCCGGGTCATTTCGGAGGCATCCAGGCCAAAGGCACGCATCGTGGCAGCGGCAATGTTGGTGGATTCCGCCAGGTCGGTCCCGGTCGCCCGGGACAGGTTCATGACCGAGGCGATGGAAGCGTCGATCTCCGTGGCGGCAAAGCCCGCCCGGCCCAGCTCTAACATGGCAGATCCCACCTGGGCGGCAGTAAAGGAGGTCGTCCGGCCCAGGAACTTGGCCTTCTCGGTGAGGAGGTCAAACTCCTGGCCGGTTGCCCCCGTGACGGCCTTGACCGACAGCATGACATCATCGAAGTCCTTATAGACCTTCGTGGAGATGGCAAAGGGGGAGATCGCCGCCGCCCCCAGGGCGGTCATCCGCATCCCGAGGTTCTGGACATTCCGGCCGAACTGGCGGAGTTTATGTTCCGCCTGCCGCAGCCCAGCTACAAACCGGCTGCTGTCGGCAAACAGCTCGACAAACGCCCGTCCGGCCCGGATGGCTCCTGCCTGTGCGGCCATTAGCTACGTTCACTCCAATTAAGATGTTCCGCTTGTCCGCGGATCAGTAATTTTGCCATAGTGGATTTCATTTTTTACTCGCGGGTATTTACTACCCTGAAGGGTATTCCTTTCCGATAAACGCCTCCCGAAGGAGGCCAAAGTTTTGTTTGGTCAGAACAATGACCCTGGATCTTCGGGCATAGGGATTAAAATCCTCCGGCTTGAAAGGACGTCCCTTTTTCGGGTCCCGGTTGACGTTGGCAATCAGGGCCATCAGGTTGCTGATCCGCCCCCAGCTGCTTTCTCCGTGTCCCTGGGCCATCCAGAGCAGCTCCCGCAGCGTCAGCGGTCCTGGGTTGATCCCGATGATCCCGGCGAGTTTGTAGATACACTCCCAAGGGCTTTCTCGATCTCGGTCTCCAGGTCCAGCAGGTCCAGGGTCCGTTCGATCCTGCGGACTGCCAGGTCGATCACCTCCTGCTGTTTGGCCACAGCCTTGGCCCGGTCGCTGCGGCCGCGTTTCCGGAAAAAATCAACCATCTCCTCATAGAAGCCGTTGCTGGCTGACAGGATCGCATCGCCGCCCAAAGACTGGCCAAACTGCTCATCCGTAATACCCGCCTGATCCAGCTGCGGCTTGCACAGGCAGTACAATAGATCACAGAACAGGATCTCATCGGTGCCGATCTGGGTTAATAGAGGAGGGTCGCCCTTTTCCGGTTCCAGGAGGTTTATATTTAAAAGATCCCGGCAGCGTTTGACGGCATCGATAGTCAGGGATAGAACCCATTTTTTGCCCGTGCTGTCGATAAATTCTTTCATAAGATAAAACCTTTCCAATTACGCCTTGGTGTACCACAATCCCCAGGCCGACAGTTTGGCGGTGACCTGGACGACAATGGCCTCTTCCAGCGGCTCGCTTCGACTGAAGTTGGTGATCGAGAAGTTCCCGCACGGGCCTTCCGCACCGGAGGCATCCGGATCTTCGCTGATGATCGCCAGGGAGATCTCCTGGTTATTGAGCCAGGCATTCTTGATGGCGGCAAACCCGGCATCGGAGGGCTTGAATACCATCTCAAACTCGACCGTGCATTCCTTGAGTGTGGCAGCGGTGGCCCGCCAGCCCTGATTGGCGCGCGTGGTCACATCCGCCTCGCCCGTCTCGTGATTAATTGTCACATCCCGAACATTAGTCAGTTCGGTCATCCCTCCGGCAGCAGCCGGATTAAGAGTAGATGGATCGGCCAGGGCGGGAGTCTGGTACTTGATGACCGCTTCCATTCCGAGTTTATACGTGGTTGCCATTGTAAATTCTCCTATTATCGAACAATACTATTGCGCCACAAATGGGGCAGTTGGGTTTTGGTCTTTTCGAAGGCCGGGTTCATATAGGGCCGCCGGGCGATCTGGATCTTTCGTTTTTCCTGCCCGATTTCCAGAAGGGTCGTTCCGCCATGTTCGAGGACCTCCGGAGCGCCGGTGTTCTTGGCATTCAGCTTGGCCGGGCCGATGACCACAGATTTTCGGGAGTCGTCATAGGAATAAAAGATAAACCGCTTCAAGAGTCCGGTGTGGCTCGAAGGTGGTTGACCCGGCAGCGAAGCCTTTTTCCGCTTGCGGATCGACCAGCGGGCGGTCTTTCGGACCAGGGCGCCAAACTGAGACAGGACCTGGCGGGTCCCCTTGTCCAGGGCACTGGTGACCGCGTTGCGGTCAAAAAACAACCGTTTTGTTTTTACAAATCCGTTCATTTTTCGGATTATCCTTTCATAATATAGGCCAGCGCAAAAAAAGGAGGCAGCGCTGACGATTCTCCATCCTCAGATGGATATTCTGTGGCCCCGCCGCCACTGAAACTTAAACTGTGAACATGAGTCGAGCCATATGCGGCAGCCCCTGATCCGCTCTGTACATTCATCGAACCGCTGACCGGCGCTCCGGATGACCCGCCGCCTGAAAAACTAAAGGTGTGCCGGTGTTTGTTCTTGCCCCCATACTGGGCCGGACCTCCCTGGATGGATGTGACCGCCGCGCCGACGTAATCGCCGCTTGCACAGACCACAAACCGATTCCGCAGATCCGGTGTGCCGTTTTGACCATTACACAGAAACCACCCGGAAGGAATCGTAGCAACCGTCCCGGACCACATGACAATGGTCCCGGAAGGTACGGACCCGCCCGATTGAGTTGGCGGCATGTATGGCATTACCAGGTC